GCTTGTAAGTCGTACTTCTCAATAAGACCTTGAGACAAGGCATCTGCTAACTCAGCAGATTTATTGAGTTCAGTCATTGCACTTGCTGCCTTGACCGTTTTCGTAGTGTAGTCAACAACGGCAGTAGTTATCTTCTTAGTAGTTGCTACTGCCTTATCAAAAGCTCCATCAACACCTGTAATCACATCTAATGATTCCTTACCCGCTAACTTGACATCTTCTAACGCTCCTGCGAAGTCACCACTAAACACCTTCTTAACTGCACTCGCTAAGAACCCTAATGTGTCAAGGTATGACTCAAATCTTTCTTGTATGTTTTTCTTAAATGCATCAGCAAAATCTTTTAAGGCTTGTTTAGGGTCTTCAAAGATTGCCTTGAAATAATTTACAATAGAACTACCCCCACTACCTGTAATCCATTTGGTAAAGTCGCTAAACGCTATTTGCAAAGTATTGAAAGAGGTATTGAAGAAGTCTACTACCTGTTGGTTGTTGTCAAACAATTCTTTAAGGATGTTTAAAGCCTCAATCACAAGACCAATACCTGCGGCTTTCATAGCCATCCCTAAACCCTTAAAGCCTGTAGATAATGCCTTAACACCTTTCTTAGACTCTTGCGCACTCTTACCGATATCTTCAGCACTATCAGCAATATCATTAACTGCTTCAGCAGTCTTGTCTGCTTGTTTTTGAGAGGCTTTTAACGCATCAATAAGTTCATCTAACTTTCTCTCAAGACCAGAAAGGTCTGCACCTATTACTATGTTCTTCTCTATCGCCATTTGCCTAATGCTTCTTTAAAAGTACGAGGGTATTGATACTTGCCTTTGGCAGTCCTAATATCCTCATCTCTTTCGTTAGTCTCCTTGAGAGCCTTAATAAGATAACCTAATTGACTATACATCGTTGAGTAGTTCCATTTCAGCCTGACCTGTAGTTAGGTTTAACTTCAATTGATTGATAATGTAGTTACGCTCGTTAATGGTCAACTTGTCGTTAACCTTTAAAGCCAACATTATACCTAAAGGTAATTGAGCCTTATACATAAATACCCTTCTTTGAGTATCGTACAAGTCAGTAATGTAATCCTTCCAATAGGTATTATACAATCCTTGACTAAAGCCTTGCAGTAAGTAAGGGTCTACCTCAGTACCAAAGTTCAAGGTCTTAGTAACATTCGCAGCAGTAATAGCATTGACATTACCTATTAACCAAGTGTTTGTAAAGGCGTAAGCATCATCACTCATATTGTAATATGCAAAAGACTCTGTTCCTGTTATGCTTCCTGCGTTGTAAAAGATGAAAGGTTGACCGATATAAGGCTCTAACTCTCTTGTGATGCTCTTGCCTACATTTATGGTAGTTATTCCATTATTCAAGTCATCTAATCTTTCAAAGAGCATATTATCAAAGCCCACTTCAACATTAAACTCTTCGCCATCAAAGGTGAAGTCGGCTCGTAAATCACCATAGCCGATATCATTCTGTAGTCTATATTGTTCACCTAAGATTGCTTCGGTTTCGTTATACTTGTAACTGATTCTACGATAGAGTTGTGGTTTATTGATATTGACCTCTTCCGTATCCACATATTCTGTAATCTCTCTTGTAGTGCCTTCTGCATACCAATCATCTAAGGGTTCTATATCATATTGTCCGTTTCCTGTGGGAACGATAACCAAGTTAAAAGCTCTAACAAGGCTACCTATAAAGTCACTAACCTTCTGCTCTGGCATTTGGTCGGATACTACTACATTAGCACTATATGTTTGAGTAGCAGATGTAGATGCCGTTGCGATGTCTACAGGAGTAGTTATAGGTACAATAACAAACGATGTAGTAACTGCCGTTAATTCTATTGTACTTGCATCCCAAGCAGAAATAGGTGAAAACTTAATTTGAAAGACATCACCATCATTCACAAAATTAGTAGTGAATCTAATTGTGTCACTTCCACTTTTCTCTGTTTTATTAACTAATTGGTCATTTACATATAGAGAAATAGCATAATCATCTGTTGATGTTACTGCTACTTCTATATAATCCATATCAAACATACTTGATTGATTGAATGTAAACTTATCAGTAGTAGTGTTAAAGCCAGAACCTGTAGCACTTGTAAAATCAATTACCTCATTTGTACTACCATTCGGTTGGTCTTTGAACATATACCCTGCTCTTCTATGACACCACATAAACAACTTACCAAAGTCAGCACTATCAAAGAAGTCACTATTAAAAGTAACACTATACTTACTCTCTATAGCATCCAATATCTTCTGCAACTTTATAGCAGGTTTCAAATCATAGTAGAACACACCGTGTTCTTGATTTAAGTCGTGATAATATATGTTTGATGGCGTAGCATCGCTTGACTGACTATTGTAATACCAATTTGCTACAGGTGAGATAAGAGGGTAGATAATAGAATCACTCGTACCACTCACATAACCATTAAATCCTGAGGCAATGTTAGTATCGTTGTAGCTATGGTCATACCCACTCAAATCAAGGTCTGTAAGTTGGTCTTCTCCGAACTTATCCTTGAGCGATGTAACATTACTAAAGAACCCTACACTATATGCATAAGGTTGCCCTTGCTTTACTTGTACGCTCTCCAACTCTAATACCCCTGCTCTAAATAGATTGTAGTTAACCTCTATGAAAGCATCTACCCTTACACTCGCATTAAAGCTACCAGAGATATCTACATTGTAGTAGTGCTTAAATATCTTATTGTTTTGTACTGAGGCAGGGATAGTAAAACTTTGAGTGAAGTCACCAAAGACCTTAGAGATATCCTTAATGTTTTGTACACTTAGGTTAATCTCTATGTTCTCATTTTGGAATAGGTCAGCTCTTTGACCATCAATGTAGAGTTCTACTTTATACATATCTTGTATCGTATGCTTCTTCTACTTCTATTGTGTAGTTAATCGTTCTATCGTTTATAGACTTCTGCAAGGTGACTGAATTGGTCACTACATTTACAGGTAACCCATTGAGCAATATCTTCTCACTCATCATAAGGTCTTTGATAGCCTCTCTATAGTCTTCAGTTACCCATCCTGTGTTAAGTGTTGTAGTCACTTTACCATTGGTGTTAAACTGCTGATAGATATTGTCTGTAGTGTCGTAGGTAAACCCACTTGATGATGATGTGCCTATAGACTTTCTAAAGCGTTCCGAAGTCACACTAAAGTTATCTTGACTTGCTTTGTAGAAGTGGATAAAATCCCAAGTACCATAACGATTGATATACTGAATGGTATTGATAGTGTATTTAGGCTCACACTCTTTTATTACCGTGATAGTATCAAATACAGAACCTTGCGAATTTAATTCTAATACCCACTCACTTTGATTGATAGGTCTATCGCTACTTGCTCCTGTATACCCATCAGTTGTAAGCCAATTGTTTAACCCTAACTCACCTATAGGTATTCTAAGTATCCTATCTTCTGGTTGCACATCAGCGTAGTATCCTGTAATGTCAAATGAATAAGTAGTTGCACCACCTATACGATAGATTACATTCTCAATAACCTCATTAGCATACTTACCCTGAAACAAAGACATCATCTCATAGCCGTTATCTTCTACATATACCGTTGAGGTATTGTTAAGGTAGGCAGAAGGGAACTCAAAGTTAGTACCCTCACTAAAGATATGGTAACCATTAGATGCAGGGAAGATATCTGTGCTTCCTGTTACATTAGCAACCGAAGGTGGGTCTGCTTTATCATAATAATTGATATCGTAATCTACTTGTACCCATACGATGTTATTGTTCTTCTCACCTGTAGGAGATGTTCTTGTTTGGTTAGTATCGTATACTGCTCCTATCTCTTCTCGTACCATAGGTGCGATATCAAAGGATACATCAGTTCCTGCAAAGACATCTCTAAACAAAGTGTAGTCAGCAGTAGATGGTCTACTACTTCTACTACCTGCCCATACATATATCTCTAAGGTGATATCAGTTATAGAACTTGCAAGTGAAGAATAGTTTGCAGTAAGGTATATAGGGCTTCTTGCTCCTACTAATTGGTCTGGTGCTATTACACTCATATTATAAGTCTTGTAATATGTTATCTAAATCATCATCTAAGCCTCTCAAAATCTCAAGGGGTAACTTCTCAAACTCTAACGCAAAAGGTGCAGTAAAGAAGTTGCTCTTAGGTATACCCTTTCTGTATATGCTTCGTGATACCAAAAAGGTAGCACTATCTATATTGGCTTTTGTCTTAGGTATAAACTTTCCTGTCTTGAAATCTCGTAGCTTAAACTTGTTGTTGGTTACCATCCTTCTTATAGCACCCATATTAGGGTACTTGTTGGTAAATCCAAATCTTGAACCTCCTTGTACTTTGTACTTAACACCATCAACACCCTCATCAATGTATTGACCGTAGTCTAACATCTCAAAGAACATCTCGTAGTTAAAGCCACTTTGAAACTGCCCTTTAGTATTTCTATTCTGCTTGACTAATAGGTTGAAGTCTATGCTATCCTTTAGGTCACCTGAGAACACTTGTCTCCTTCTACGCTTCTTACCATCNTTNAAGGTAATNGTGCGAGTAGCACCAAGATTNAACTTNGCAGCTTTCACAACCCTGTTACCAAACTGCTCAAGCACTTGCTTCATATGTTTAGTGCTTATGGACAAGTGGTAATGGTATTAGCAATGTCTATAGATAAGGTTAGATTCCAACCTACCAATAGGTTCTCAAACCTATCTTCAAAAGGCTCACAAGTAGGTTGTCCGTTTAGCTGATACTTGTCTTGCATCAAGTCACCTCTTTTAAGATGTGATACAAGGTCGTTAGCTACCAGGAGTTGTGTGTTTAAAATGTCGTGTCTATTGTCAACACCATAGAATATCTCTGCCTCTTCTCTTGGGTCATCCTTACTCACATCTGCTACATCCATAAACAAGATGCTCATATTGTAAGTGATGCCAATATCGTTGAAGGTCACATTGTTTATCATAATATGTGACAAGGGGAAGATAGTCTGCTTGTTGAGGTCAACCTCAAAGATATCACCCTCAGTAACTGTGTTGACTTGAGAGTTAGCAATGAGGTGTTCTCTAATCTTTGTTGTAATGTCGTAGAAACTCATAATAGGTTAACTTACTATTAGAGTTAGTGTTTAAGCATCTTCTTCTCTACATCACCTTTCTCCTTATCATATACAAGTTTGGTAAGGCATTGTGATAGGGGTAACATAGTAATAGTATCGTACCTACTAACATCACCTCCTGCAAGGTGGTCTACACTTCCATACCATCCCCACTTTCTACTGAAGTTAGCGGAGGCTGAGAGATTAAGCTCTCCTTCTTGTCCCCCTCCAAAGAGGTCTGGGTATCCTTCAATAATTTGTTGCTTAAACGATAAAAAAAAAGCGTAGCACCTAACGCTACATCTAATGGGAAGTCTGCATAGCCATCAGTACCCTTGTAAGGTTCTATCTCATACAGGTCACCCTTCTCCTTTACAATAGGTCTATACAATACCCCTACGGTCTTATGCAATTGTTGCATATCACTTAGGTAGCTATCCAAATCTATATACTCACCAAAGCTCATCTCTTCAAGGTTGGGTATAAAACCATATTCCTTACCTCTAAAGGACAATCTCCTTACAAGTGGGTGCTTACCACCTACGATAGATAATATGTGCTGAGAGATGTCTAAGATGTCCTCTGCTTTCATTGCATAGGCTACCTTCAATGGTATGTTAGCAAATAGTTCAAGAGCCTTTAGTGTCATAAAGGTTTCATCACCTTCTACCTTGAGAAACTTTTGGTACTGCTCTACCGTGAGTTCTCTTGCGTTCTCTGGTAAGATTACCTTTACCTCCTTACCTGACTGCATATCTACCATAGTTCGGTCTGCTTAGTTTGTTATATGTTGCGTACCTCAACGCATCTATAGCGTGGTTAAACGCATCTATAGGTTTATTAAGTAGCTTACCATTCTTATCTTCTACCCACTTGTAGTTTCTCATCTCCTTGACAAAGTTAGCACCTGTGATATGTAGCTTGTACCTCTTGAGCATATCAATACCTGCATTGATGCTATCAGCACCTTTCTTAGTAGGCTTGATATTCCAACCCATACGATATAGTTCTTCTATAGATTTAGGTTCTGCACTATCTGCAAATATCTCTGCTCTTCTATCTATCCCCAATGCTTTTAACTTCTCACTAATATCCCTATTGGTTAGGTTCGTTTCGTATAGAAGTTCTTTTGCAAAAATGTTATTATCGTGATGGTAGACACCAACGAGAGTAGTCGGGTCATTAGTAAAACCAAAGTCCATACCGTACGAGAGGAGTTTAGCCTGTTCGGGTATCTCCTCTTCCATAAATGTAAAAATTGTAGCCTTACTTTGACCCCTTTCTCCCAATCCGTATATGCGCCAGTAATCTTCATCAGTAGATTGTAGTCTCTCAATCTCCTCCACAATACTATAATCCAGAAAAGGATTATCCAAGTAAGTAGATTTGATAAAGGTGACATCATCTCTCGTGAGTAATCTGTCGTATATCCAGTGGAAGTCATCGGAGGGGTTGTAGTCAAGGTATATCTTGTCTGTGGTTCTAACGAGTAATTGGAAGAAGTCTTCCCAAGTAAGTTCGTTTGCCTCGTTACAGAATAGATAGTGCCGTCTTGCACCTCTTTTCTTTTGAGGTTGGTCAAGTGACACGAACTCAATGATGTTGCCGTTAAGCCTATATATGTGTTCGGATTTGTTATGATACTTCTCATCATACAAGTTCATATTAGTTAGTATCTCAATAAAGTCTCTCATCGCAGTCATCTTGAGAGAGGGTAGAGACTTTCCTTACAATAGTAAAGACCTTACCCTTCTCGGATAAAGCCAATACAATGATGAGTTGAAGTAGTGAGTATGTTTTACCAGAACGAGTACCTCCTTGATTAACTACAATCTTGGTAGGTGCATTATAGTTCTTCTCAAATATCTCACTCGTTTTTATCGCTACGCTTGACAATCTCTATCTTAACTTCGTTAATCTCCTCATCGGTTTCTATCTTGTTCTCAACCCTTGCAAGTTTGGGAGTGGTATACTCTGCCATTTGGTTGAGTATCGTTAGAGCCTTCTCTGGGTTGTCTGCTGCAACCTCAGTTAACCATAAGGTCATATTCTCTAAGTTATCCTCTACGAGCTTTGTAAAGGCTTCTCTAATCTTGTTAGTGGTTTTGTTGGTTGCGCCTTTAGGCTTACCACTATTGCCTTTAGTAAATCTACCTTTGTTATCCTTATCCATCCGTAATAATCCGTATTTATCGGTTATACAATGTTAACCTACTTTTCTTCCTTTCGTTTCTTAGCCTCTTCTCTAAAGAGTTTCTTAATGGTTTGAGTGTTGGCTCTACGAGCTTGTCTATTCTCTCGTGTAGGTGCTTCAGGTAGTTCTATGAAGTTCTTTACGAATGCTTGTTCATCTCTTGATAGTTGTCCTCTCATATGTATTTGTACGAGGAGTTCAAAGATGTTGTTTAGGTTGTTACGATTGATGAGTACATTAGCACTCTTACCTGTATCACTCATTAGAATTTAATTAGTCTCAGTCTTCTTTGGTACTTGCGTATAAGTAATGCTGAGTTGGTTAATTGGTGTTGTAGTTCTGGAGTCCATCCGAATCTACT